GCCGTGGGATAGCCATGGGATAGCCGTGGGATAGCCGTGGGATAGCCATGGGATAGCCGTGGGATAGCCGTGGGATAGCCATGGGATAGCTTTTACATATTAAAGTTTGGACAACGAAACTTTCTTAGCGGAACGAATTGCTTTTCGATATTGAATTGCAAAATGTCGCCAGAAATTTCTATCGAACTCCGCCTTTGACAATACTGCCGCTGGGAACAATCTTCTGATCCTTCTGGATTCTTTACCCAAAGCGATGATCATCTTGATCTTCTTGCCGCCAGGATTCTTTGCAGATACCCCCATGCGCTGCCAGAGTCCTCTGTAGTTCTCGCCTTCTCTACCTTTCGGAATACCGTAGAAATACTTATTCTCCTGCGCTCTAAGCGTTGAGAACTTATTCCTCGTCAAGTTACCCTTAGCATTCAGCTTTACCCTGCCTTTGACTGGCTGCATCAGTTTCCTGCGAGTCGGATTTGGTGGTAGGATCTTGCCGCCTTCGATGATGTTCTTTAAGTAATAACGGTCTAAATAAGGCTTGTTGTGCTGTAAGCTGACGTAAAGATTACCCCGTAGATCTCGCTTGTTCTTAACCCGATCTACCCTAAATCCACTCTTGGTATATCGTTCAGCCCCGCCTTCCAAGTAGTTGTCTATCTTGTTCTTCAAGAACTTATTGGTTGAGAACATCCAAGAATTCATCGCAAGGTTCATCGCATAAGGAACCTGCTTCTGCTGAAGTACCGCGTTATAGGCTGCGTCAGCATCGACTTTAAGTGTCAGCGTCATTTTCTTCCTCCGCTACTTGGCAGATTTCTTCAAATATAGCTTGTGTAGCAACGTAAAAATGGCCTATCTGAGCCAAAAGATGTTGAGCGTCATAAGACTTGTCACCAGCGCAGTAAGGCTCCCATTCTACAAAGTCTTCTGTTTCAGCCTGTACCAAAACATAAGCGTGGGTTACTTCCCCACGCCTTGCCTTCATCGCTAAATCTCGAAACATTGCTTCGAGTTCATTTGGTTGAAAGTTCGTTACTTTGCTCATTAGGCCATCTTACTCCAAAAAGTAGTCAAGCTCCCAACCACAATCCAAACATTTAGCTTCTTTGCCGAAGATGGTAATGCTTTCTTCTACATACTCGCCACATCGAGGACATTCTGGAGTGTTCCAAGGCGCATTGGGATCTTCCCAAGCGCCAGCAGGGTAGTTGCTCATACGGCTTTCCTCCAGCTCCCAGCAGTCCTAAGATGCTCTGGCTTTGGCCTCTTTACTATCGGGATGTCTCTAGGCGCTATCTCATGCACATCGTGCGCGAACTCCATCGCCATGTGTAAAGCCTCCATAAGCTCGTCAGTCTTACGGTTAAACTGCAAGACCTCCCATTCAAACTTGGAATTCTTTGACCACCAAGATCCTTGAATACCTGTCACTGATTGGGCTGTACGTTCAGCTTCCTTCAAAGTGGTAGACAGACCGCCGTATTCAGCGCCGTCAGATGGATTGGTAAAACGATACTTAATAATCCTCATCGTTCATCCTTCTGTAGCTTATCCAATAAACTCAAAACATCTGGCAAAACCTGCTTGTGGTACTCGTCCACATAGTCAGGCCCGTAATAGTCCAAGACCTTGATTATGGTCATCCATGCTTCTAATAACTCAGTTCTCGTTGGTTGCATACTCTATCCTCCATATTGATTTTGCTATTTGTTCTACCACTTGAGGCACTACCGCATTGCCTAACTGTTTAAGTCTGTGTGACCTTCTGGGAACCCCATTAGCCACTCGACCCACGTCGGGTTCAGGCTTCCACCAGCTTGGGCCGCCAATGTCGGAGTATTTCGCAGATGTTCTGATGGCGCTGCTGTTTCTTTTGCATTGTGCGCCGTTGGAGTTGGCCACATCTTCACTTGATCCTGCAATCGTATTTGTATCTTGTGACCGCTTGGCCTGGTTGTCTTGCCTTCCAATAACGCTTTCGGAGTCCCGCCTTGATCCGCTGCTGGCGTTCTCCACCATCCGCTGTTCATGCTTGGGGCCATCTGATTCGCCGTTGCCGTTGGAGTGTGCAACAGTCCAGACTCGATCCCGTCTGTGGTGAGCATCGACGGCGCAAGCTGGAATAACAAACGTCCTTGCGGTGTAGCCCTCTGTTTCCAAGTCAGCGAGCACCTCGTCGAGCCCCATATTGATGTGCCCAGCAACATTTTCTCCAATGACCCAAGTGGGCCTGAGCTCTTTGACAAGCCTAAACATTTCAGGCCAGAGGTGACGGTCATCTTCTGCGCCACGCCGTTCTCCTGCGAGGCTAAAAGGCTGGCATGGGTATCCGCCGCAAATAAGTCCGATGTCTTGTATTCCATTGTCGTGGAGCTCCTATTTGGTTAGGGTTCTAACGTCAGAAAATATAGGAACGTCAGGCCAGTTCTTGCGTAAAACCTTCTGCGCTTCTTGGTCGTATTCGCAAAAGGCTGCGGTCTCAAATCCAGCAGCCTCCAGCCCCAAGCTAAAACCACCTATTCCTGAGAATAAATCTAGCACCTTCATGCTTCCTCCTTATCCGTGGGATAGCCACAGCATAAACTAAACAGTTAACCGTGGGATAGCCGTTTTATATATCTTTTTGATCTAACAACTTGACTCTTTGTACCGCCAGCTTATAACGCTTCTGATCGTTCCAAGTGATCCGCCCGCCTTTCTCCTTTTCCATATCGTATATCGATATGAAATATAGATCTTCTTTGGCCTTCTCAATCACACTTGACGGAATTGCTCGGCGCTCGCCTTGCTTCTCAAACAAGACACTCGGACTCAACCCCAGAGCATTCACCACTTCCAGACCTGAAGCCTGACAACTGAAACAGTGGATCAAAACCTTCCCATCCCGCTCCGTCAGGGTCATTGACGGATTGTTGTCTTTGTGCACAGGACAACAGGCCCAAGTCTTACCGCTTACAACTTTGACTTTATCCAACCTAGGCAAGATGTCTTTTAACACTTCGCGCTTTCCTTATATTTAAATGAATAATGTGGTTCTTGACCGCTTCGCTGATTTCCTTAACTGGCTGCGGATTGATCTTGTTAGGCCAGACCCCGAACTTCCCACGGTAAGCCCAAGATGCCCATCCTGGCTTGAAGCCTTTCTTCTTTGCGTAGAACTGGAACTCACCAAGCCACTTAGCCTTGTCTTCGCCAGAGAACTCCTTGTTGGCCTTCTTGATCTCCTTCAGCTCCTGATCGTCAGTCTTTAAGTTCTCCTTTGGCGGTCGTTGATACCCGCAAGCGCAAGTGATTAAAAAGTGCTGGAAACACTGCGGACAAACCGATGGCATGATTTCATCTTTGTCTTTCTTGACCAGTGAACTTTCCGAATACTCCTGAAGACCGTCATGAAGACTGTCAGGCACTATAAATTCTGGGAAGCCGTGGGTCTCGACGTTGCCAGCGTGATCTAGGTAGATCGCTTCGGTCTTGCCTTCGCACGTTCTCATTATCCGTCCCGCTCTTTGGATGAACGCGATCTTTGACTTTGTAGGAAAGCAATCAATCAACGTGGTGACTTGTGGCGCGTCATACCCTGTGTTTAAAAGACGAGAACATGACAGGATCTGAAACTCGCCTTGATCGTGAGCATCAAAGATCATTGTCCGATCTTCCTGCTCCATGTACCCATCAATATGCTCGGCAGTAAATCCTTCTTCTCGGAACATCTCGACGAGCTTCTTTGAATGCTTAATGCTGGGACAAAACGCTATCGTTTGACCTTTGCCAAACTTCCTGAAGTTCTCAACAATATCCCCGACCAGCTTCTGATCATTCTCAGTTGCATCAGCAAGACTTCTAGGATCGTAATCCATGCCGCCAGTAGACAACCTCTTATTCTTAACGCCTTTCAGATCAGCCCTATTACCACCGAAGTATTTGACAGGACACAAATAACCCTGATCTAGCAATTGACTCGGCGTGATCGGAACCACTAAATCAGAATAATGCCTTCCCAGTCCTTTCGAGTATGGCGTTGCACTCAACCCGATGAAGATGCTTTTAGAATAATCCTCCATCAGCTCAGTCGTCGTCTGGTAATGGGTATGGCACTCATCCACAACCGCAACGTGAAACAGTGGCTTGTATCGTCTCCTAGCGATTGTCTGGATTGACGCTATCTGTATCTGAGCATTCGGATTCGTTCGCCAGTGATCGGACTGGATGACCCCGCAAGATATCCCTGCTCGGTCGAATTCCTCCAGAGCCTGATCGACTAACTTAACCCGATCACAGATCAAGATCCCCAGCTTCCCGTTCTTTGCAGTGTTCTTCAGGATCTCCATCGCAACTCTAGTCTTGCCAAATGAACAAGGCGCTGCCAGGACTAACCTAGAATTCCCCTTACGGATCGAATGCTTGAGCATTGTGATAGCTCGGTCTTGATGCGGTCTAAGCATTTGACCAGTCCCAAAATGGGATCAATTGATTCTGCTTCAACCGATAGCAAACACCTTTACCCAAATCGACCAGATTTTGATCGTTGTAAATCATCCCAGAAGTCGCTACGCCTCGGATGTTCAAAACTGGAACCTTGCCAGTGACTAGAATGTAAAAATCAGACCTCGATTGCTGGTAGTCAGGAATCAGTAAATCGTGGTGATCGGCAATCGTGCTTTTGACGTTTATCTTGAACCCGTTGTAAATCAGGTCGTATGGTGAATATCGAGCATCCAGATCTGGATAGACATTCAGATGTTTCGCAACTGCCATTTCAGCAGATAAACCTTGCGCCGTGATTTCTAAGTGTGATCTTTCATCACGCTTCTTACTGTCGTAATTATTAACTCCCGAAAAATTAACTTTCTGCTTGGCGATGTATCGGGCAATCCTCACTTCTTCTTCTGTAAGTATTATTTCCATAGCTTCCTCCAAAGCATTTATTTTAGGCACACTTCGACTTTTTCCCTGTTGCAAGACACAAGC